ATCTCCTTGTACGGCTATATCTTCTCCCGATCCACCGGGTTGCGCACTCTTTAGATCTTTGGCATTTAAAGTCTCATTAGATCCATCCGCAGTATCCGGTGGCGCTTCGGCCTTTCCTACGTATAAGGTATTAGCATTAGGATCATAATAAGCCAATTGTGAACCGGAATAGATATCCTGACTTTGAGTAGTTAACTCGCCGTGGACCAATCCTATCCCCGCACCCGGTTGTGAAAAATCTATCGTATAAACAGGAGGCTTCTTTTCAAGTTCTTGTTCGTCAAATACCACGATACTCTGCTTTCCATTGACATCTTTGATCTTCATGGACAGAGCGTTTTGCCTCAAATAACGAGATAACATCTGTAAATCACTCTCATTCCATTGCTGTGCTTGGCTCATAACCCGATAATTCGCACGTCCATCCGCTGGAACATCCCAGACATATCCTAAATGATTTTCATCTGCTACTTGTTGGCCTAAATCTTTTAAAGTCAGAGCAAACCGAGTCTTATTCTGTAAGGTCAATTTAATCTGTTCGCTGATTGGCACCGAAGATGCCATAAAAGTCACTTGTGTTGGAGGCCACTGAGTTTTGATCTGATCAAGCTGAAAAGATCCTAAATCCCTCTGGACATGCGAGCCGGGATAATCTCTATTCCACTGATCGATCTTTACTTTTATCCAGATACCTTTTTTAACTTGCTTACTCTTAATGATTTGATCTCCAATATCGACAAAGGTCAACTCCAAGGTATCAGCTTGAAAACTGATCGGATCTTCATAGTGAATAGTCAACATCGACATAGGAGGAAACATCGCCGTGACATCTACCATTTTCTGAGCCGACGCTCCCATCAAGATCTGGATGCTATTATGAAATACCGCCAATCCAGAAAGCGATCCTCCAGACACCAATCCAGAAACCATTCCTCCAACTGATCCTAATCCAATCATCCGTATCTAACGGTTCCTCCCCAAACCACCACGCTTACTGAAACAGGAATAACAGCAGCGGGCATCTGCACCAAGATATTTCCATCGAGATTGACCTGGGTATTGAGTTTAGGATTAGCTACTATAAGCTGATCGGAGAAATACTCATTCCCGAACTGCTTGAAGCTAATCAAGTCCCAGGGATCATTTTGTATTGTCTGGTATAAATTAGGCATTTTGACACATGTCAAACCGCTTGTGCACCGTCAAATGCGGCACGATTATGTCGATATTGTACGGCAGCCAAATCACGACTTAATTGATCCAGATGTCGCCGATGAACCGCAGCCATCCGATGCTCCAGATCTTCCCCACCATGTATATGATTCGTCACATTATAATTGATATTGACTGGAGCCGCAGATGCTTCACCTAAGCCTTTAGTAGGTATACCTCTCTTTACAGAATTTAAATCTACTCCTTCTGGTACAAATTTAAATCTACCTGACAGATCTTTATATTTTCGTTGCTCAATAGTATTATAAGTCGGCTTTCCAGTACGAATCCAACTAGTATCAGCAATTCTTGCACGCTCTAATCCTGGGACAGTTTTTCCTGTACTGACGTCCACAATTTTGCCCCATTGACCCATCTTATAAGGTGCATTAGCGCCGCCACCATATCCACCCCAAGAACCCTGAAGTAGACTCGGAGACATAGCTATATCCGAAGGCATAAGCGCACGCAAATGACTACTGCCGGGTTTTAAAGCACCACTACCATAATCAGAATAATAAGCCCCTCCTGCGGATCTTGGATCGGTAAGAGGACCAAAATTTAAAGCTCTAAGGCCACCAGCAGGAGTAGGGCCTGTTGGCTTCCAAACCAAACCGCCACCGCCGCCAGCAGGACCACCTGTGCGATCTTTGCCGCCAGGAAGAGCGCCTAATTGTTGTAATTGTTGTTTCAACAATCCAGCTTGCTGAGGATCAGCAGTTCCAACGCCAATGGATTTCAAAAACTGCTGCCATAGATCACTTAAAACTTTCATAGGATTGAGCAAGAATTTATCAAAACCTTCCCAGATTAGCTGAAAAGCATCGGTAATCTTCTTAACCATCCCAGTAATTTTATCTCCAATCCAAGCTTCAGCAATGGTAAACCATTTAATTGTTTCAGCCCATCCCTGTGCCATCATATCGCCTATAAACTTAGAAATCTTCTTCCACCACCGGGGTATGGTTTGATCGATAAAATGAGTCATCCATTTATCCATCGGGCCTGGATCTAACAAATTGCCTAGCCAGCCGCCCTGCACAGGTTGAGCACGAGGAACTACTCCTTTACGGAATGCCCTCATATAGCCAAAGCCTTTATTTTGTGGATCAAGTCGTTTCGTACCCATCAACCATTCTCCTAACCCACTCAACATGGTCTTAAATTCATGAAAATTTGTAATAGCGGCCAATATAGCTGCCCCAACAGCTACTAACGATACAACGAGAGCATTCTCAACTATAAATGCCACTCCAGAAAGAACGACTCCTAGTGCTACAGCCAATCCCGTAAATATAGCTATGTATTTAATCCACGGCACTATCCAATCCTGATTCTGCTTGAACCAAACAATAAACTCTTTAATCTTGATCCATCCCTTGTTGATCCATTCAATCATTAAAGGAATTCCCTGCTTCCTAATCAAATCCATCCAAGCAGCGATATCCTTCATATGCTTCCTTAAAGAATCACTAATTATAACAGCCAGTCGAGTCACGACAGGTTCAATTAAAGGAATCAACCGCGTAAAGATGATAGTCAATCGCTGTCCAATAGGCCTCAAAACATCCCCTATCCTTTCCAGTGACAGCTGCATATTGGCCAAGGCCAACTCTGTTCGTCCCGTCAGAGTTTGCATCCGTAATTTGGCCATTCCAGCATAAGTCCGATTTATTGCTCCTTCGACAATTCTCATGTTTCCCGCGATGTTCCCTATCATCGCATTCATCGTCAACATACGCTGTTCCATCGGAGTTAGAATAACACCTGTCCTACTCAGACTCCGACCCATACCCCTCTCAATCGCCATGCCAATCGCTTTATAAGTTTGCTCCATCTGCTCAGCGTTTTTACCCTGCATCCGCTGTGCAGCCAGCAAATTGGCCATACTGAACTGCATACTCTTGATTTCACCCACAGTCATACGAGACTGCGCTAATATTAACGATCCTCTTTCAAAAACATTCTTATAGAGTCCAGTTTGCTGCTGTAAACTAACTGCCTGTTGGTTAAGAGTCTTCAGATCCTGAAAAGCTAATTGGCTATTCTCATGACGAATCTCCCGTTGATTTCGCAAAATAACTAGCGTAGCTTCCTGAATCTGTTCATTCTGCCCGGCAAGATCGACCGCTTGCTTCATTCCGGCTATTATACTACTGATACCTGCCAGCCCCGCACCTAGCCCCAAGAGCCCGCCAATACCCATCCGTAAAGCCCGACTAGTAGCCGTAGCTGTCGCCTGTAAAGTGATGAGTTGACGGTTGACTTGGGTTAAAGATCGCGTTACCGATGGGTTAACGGACCCCAGAACATTGATCCAAACATTAAATGGCGACGCAGGCATCTATTTTGACACGTGTCAAATTACTTGGACCAGTGACTTATATCAGGAAGCTGAGGCATGGATCTCACACCAGAAGAATCAACTTGGTCTTTTTCTTCTTGTAGCATCTGGGCAACTTCAGAAAAATAAGCCATACCTTCTTTCCAATTAAGCTTCAAGAAAAACTCAATGGAAGTCGAGGTATATTTAGCCATTCCAATAATGGCACGTCTAATTGAACCAGCATAAATAATCGTTTTACCGCTAGGATCTTTTATGCTGATTCTGCCAAAAAACGTGCTACTCGATTAGAAAGCTTAAAAGCATCAACAGCATTAAGCCCCCGTATATTATCATAAACGATGCCGTTGATTCGGGCTACAATCAAAGCCAGATATTTTGAATCTGTCATGTAAATACCATTAGTCGGCCCAACACCCGGAAACAGAGCTGCATACTCCATCTCCAAATTATGTAAATCTCCCAGATTCAATTTACTGATATCAACATTCAGCTCTTCCATTGTACGCCCATCAGGCATCTGCAATGGTTTCTTTAACTTAATTGATGTATCTGATTCTCCGTTTTGTTCATTCATAAGTTTATAGCCAGCTTCGATCTTCCGCTAGGTAGTCGGTTCCTTCCACCTCACAGATCATGTTCATCTTGTCCGAATAGAACAGCCGAGTATTGTAGTTGAAAATCTGATAAGCAGTCACTGTTCGAGCAATAGTCATATCAGGCTTTCCACCTTGCTGCAATCTGCCAGGATTGAATTCCTTTGGCGTACATGTAAACAGATAATTCCACGGCTGCTTAGTAAAAGCACCTGAAGTCGTATCAACATACTGAACAACACTATGGCAAGCCAAATTATTACTAGTTTGAGCTAAGAAAACCGTACACCCTGGAAATGGTGCAAAGAAAGTCATCGTCAAAGTAAAATCTTCGAAGTGGCCGATCACCGGCACCAAAATCGGACCTGCCAATGCACCTCCCCGCAACTCGTCTGTCTGATTGACGATGTTTGGTAGAGTGACTTCCGCAATGCCAATATACAAATTTCCATCGGCATATACTCGGAAGTTATTAGTCTGGTTGGGCATTAAAGACATAAACGTATCTCCTTATAATTTTGACACGTGTCAAATTATTGAACCAGCAATCCTCCTCCTGAAGGTAATCCAGTTGATCCACTGGCCGCAATAACATTAAAGAGATTGTTCAAGCCCGAAACATCAAACTCAAGATTGTTCTCAATATCTTCCGCAGGAATCGGCGGTGTCAGCAAGTAATGAAATGTAACAATTCCATTTAACAAGTTGTTAGTAGGATTGTCTATCTGTAAGAATTCAATAAGTCCCTTCAACAGTGCTCCAGAACTTACTAGAGAAGATAACCAGATCTGCGCCGTCAAGGTAATGCTCTCAATCAATCGCTGATTAGTCGGATTATCAACCCAAGGACGCAGTGTCAAAATAATCGTATTGGCAATCCAATCCAATTCACGCTGGACAACAGCAAATACCTGAACAACATCATTTGAGATACCCTGAGCAGCGGTACGATTACCCCATACTAGATTGGCACCCTGATAGTTGATAATCGTCATGATACCGTTACTATTTAAGTAAATAGCATCAGGCTGTCTAACAACAACAGGCGTACCGTCAGATAAACTCACCGAGGTGATCGGTAGAATATTATTACTGACAGACCAATATGGAACTCCATTTCCCTGTGCAGGATTCTGAGTAACCTGACCAGTCAGAATCGTAATCAGTGTACCTGAGTGGAATTTCAGAGTACCATTCCAACAAGTCGGCGGCCAAACAAGATCCTCTCGACTATCGACAATGGAATTTGTAGTCTTGAAACTAAATGCCCCCTGTGGATCTTTGGCATTTACCGGATCATCAATATCGATTGGACCAACTCTGGCCTTAAAGATCCCGTTAACATCCTGTACCAAAGCATCCGCGGCAGTTGCCACATTAGGATCATCCATAAATCCTGGCGCATACAGAATACCCGGCACGATACCCAACAGAGGGAAACAATCATTGATACAGGATAGTCCTGAATTGTTATTGTTAGCATCGGTTCCGCCAATGATTGTCGTCCCCGTAACCGCTGTAGGATTTTCCTTATTGTAGGCAACCATGTAGGATGCTCCAATAGGAGTCTCAATGATGTTAATTAAGAGATTATTGTTTACATCATATCCTAAAGTATAATCCTTACCCTCCGTTTTAGTAGTTGTTCCCGTCGAATCTTTGACAACTACACTATCGAGAATAGCCGCCACAGGCGCTACATACGGAAGGGTAATAACTCCGTTGGTAGGTGTCATCGAAGTTGACACGACAGGAGTCATGTGAAGTTTTGGATCAAAAACATTTACAAATATAGGCGAAGGTTTATTAAACGCATTAAACAGCGTATACTCCGCATAATAACACTCACTCAAGCTCCAGACGCCCCAGTTCGTATCATAGCCTAGATAGGCTTTTGTTGAACCGGGGTCCAGACCCAAATATGGCTTATTTACATTAGCCGCTCCACCTTCAACTCTTCCTACAGGAGACAATCCCACAAAAACAGGAACATCGGCATTTGCAAGCTGAGTGATTCGCAGTAATGTGGGAAGTATATTCGCATATACACCATGTTTTATAGTCGCCATTTAAAATACCTCATCCTTTACTAATTGTTTCGCCGCATGGACTATAACTGCTTCCCGCCCCGCATAAATATTAGGAGCCCTAGTACGGAACTCTTCAAGCGGTATAAATAGAACCTTTAAAGCTGGATACTTATCAAGTGCCGCTTGAATATTTGCATTTAATGGTGCAATGTATTGGCTATATCGAACTAATCCTAATCTAGGACTGGTAGGGCCAACATATACAATAGGTAATGTATCACTCATATGGTGTTATTCCCGTAGATGGTTGCCAAACGGGTATATTCATCTCCTGACTTCCGGGAACAATAGTCGGAGGTGGAGTATAATCAAGATCTTCACTTTCAGCCTTCATAATTGGCGTCCGCAAACGCCAGCCAAATATAGCTTCTGCTAAAAAAAATGGCCATGTAACCTCATTGGAATCATAAACCCGCCACTCTGACCCCTCATCCATTTCTATCTGGTAGGTTTCAGCCAACGTATTCCAATACCAGATTTGTCTAACAATCTTACGTAGTAGAGCAACGGCATCTCGATAGCCTTGATAATCGGTATTATTGTCCCACACACCCACGATTATCTTCGTAAAAACAAGCCCTTGAGGCATCGCATCCTTACCCTTGGTAATATGGCAAAGAACAAATGGATAAACAGGAATTTGATCGACTAAGACAACCCCAACTTCATTCCTAGGTAGCATCCCCGCATGAACAGACGCAGGTCCATACTCCCACTCGCTGGCTTCAGGATCAGAATATGATGTATCTCTAACGGTCTTCTTGACCTTAAAATGATCGTCTGTAATCCAACTACGTATATAGTCCACTATTGTGTCTTCCAACGCGATCTCAATTCCACCTAAAACTGTTGCACTCATTTTGACACGTGTCAAAACTATCCAGAACCCATAATAAAGCGTTTAACTCGCGACCAAGCTTTACCAGACACCTTCTTCAATTCCTTCATAAATACGGTTCCAACATATTTATTGAGATTATCGTCGAATTTCTTCCGTAATTTCTTACTCGCAAGCATCTCAGGAACCGACAACATGTACTCCTCTGTAATCGGCAGCTGAGTTGGCTGCCCATCAGATCGTATTCTACGAGGTCCGCCTGGATTAGGAATCTTACGCCTATATACCCCAACGTGTCCTGTCGGCATTTTGGCTAGAAATACATTTGGTCTTCCAATTTGAGCCCGACCTTTTTTAACGATTCGTATCTGTATAGG